ATCCATGGCGGCCTTCTCGTACGAGTCGCGGTCGCGGAGCGTCATCGTGCGCACGCAAACCTCGCCCAGGCCGGCGACGTTCACCGTCTTGATGTTCGGCCGGCAGGCCTTCTTCAGATCGTCTGCGGAGAGCGGCATTGGTCACCCGTCGAGGAGTTGGAAGGTCACCGTGTAGCGAGTGACGCCGTTCACTTCGGGCGTCATCGTGAAGCCCTCATAGGTTGCGTAACTCGTCAAGGACATGCCGCCGCCCGAGATCACGAGCTGCTTGCGCAGGCCGTACTCGGCGGTCGAGACGTTGGTGCCACCGAGGCACTCAACCGTGACCGAGCCGGCCTCGTCGGTCCAGACGACGGACCGTCCCTTGCTCGGGCCGCCGGCGTAGGTCGTCGGCAGGCCGACAACCTCGACGAACGCCACACCGCCCCAGGTGACGCTGACGCCGGTCGAATAGGTGGCCACGGGCTAGGCTCCCGTGGGTCAGACTCGGGCGATGCGGATCGTGGCAGAGCCCTTGATCACGTCGTTCGTCGCCAGCGTGATGCTCGAGGTCCGAACCGTGCCGGCAGCAGCGATGGAGAGGCCGCCCGTGATCGTCAGGGTGCCGGTGGTCTTGTCGGCCAGCGGCGTCTTGCCGATCCAGTCGAACGTGATCTCGCGACCCGTGTCGGTCGCAGACCCGGACAGCGGGCGCGACTGCGAGAGCACCTCGGCGCCGGTGGTCAGGCCCAGGTGCGAGATATCGATGGTGTCGTCGGCCCCGGGATCGGTCAGGTTGTAGACGATGTTCGTTACGACGTACGCGTTGGACGCGGCCGTGTTCGGGAACTTGAGCGTCGTTCCGCTGGAATCATGGGGCGTGTCGGCCATCGATCATGTCTCCTGCCACAGGATTTGGTAGGACTGCCTCACCACGAACGTGTCGGGCATTGGGCCGCCCGACAGATTTGCCAGCTCGTCGGACTCGTCATCGAGTGACGTTTGGCGAACAGTCGTATTGTCGGCGGTGCCACCGTAGCCATCCAGAACGGCCCGCATGGCGTCGGCCACCGTCCGGGCCGACTCGTAGGTGGCCCCGCAGATCTGGTATTCCACCGTCACAGTGGGCACCCCCATCGGCGCGCCGAGCGTCTGCTCTCTCCTGGCGGCAGAACGGCGCCACACCACGTACGGCAGGGCCGTGTCGGGGGGGGTGATCAGCGGAAACACCTTGGTGCCGATCAGGCCCGACACTGTGGCGTCGGCCACCAGGGCGGCACGTAGGACGGACTCGGGGCTCTTGAGCGGCATACGGCCCTCAGAACGGTGTGGCCGGCAATCGCCCGCTGGACGACTTCCGCGGGAACTTGTCGGCGATGTCTTTCAGGGCGTTGTTCAGGGCCAGCGTCATGTTGATGGGCATCTGGGACCGCATCTCTGGTAGCGACTGCTGGTAGGCCGTCTTGACCGGAGGCTGCCCTTCGCTGCCGCCGATTGGCATGGATCCCAGGAACACCCCCTGCCCGCGAGGCGCTCTCTTGAAAAACGCCCGCGGGTATCCGGGAGTCGTTCTGATGCGGGCCACGCCGGCGAACTGGCCACGCTTGGCCACGGGCTTGATCGTGAACGGGCCGAGGCGGTTGAACGAGGAGGCAATCGGTCCCTTGGTACGGCGGTCTTTGGTGCCAAACTCCAGAAAGCCCATGTGGTACGCCCGATCCTTGCCCTTCTTGATCGTGCCCGTGGTGGACTGTGTCTTGCCGCTCCCGGCAGCGGTGTAGCCAACCAATCCAACCGCATTCCCGGAACGGTACGTCTTCACCTTGGATGTGATCGCCCGTCTGAGGTTGCCTGTTGGGCCCCTGGGAGTGGTCTTGCGCAGCGCAGCCACCCCGGGCTTGATGCTCTTGCGAATGGCAGAGCCCATGTACTTGCGGGCGAGGCTCGGCCTCAGATCCTTGAATGCGGCCTTCAGCCGATCCAACTCTGGGAACGACACCTGCATGGCCACCTGCGCCTTAGCCATCGCGCACCTCCTGGCAGATGGCCTCGTGCTCGCTGCGGTTCCCGTGCTCGAGCAGGGACACGATCTCCAGCGTGCGGCCACGCCAAGCAAACCGCATGTTTTGGTCAAGGCCCGGCAGGTAGCGGAGCCGCACCTTGTGCGTCAGCGTCACGTCCTGCTGGGCCGCGGCGATGGCTTCCCGGGCCGACACACCCTCGACGCTGGCCCACACGCTCGACGAGCTCGCCCACGTCAGCACAGTCTCGCCCAGGGTGTTCGTCGCACCACTGGCAATCTGCACCGTCACGCGCTCGCGGAGCCGGCCCGGGTCGATCATCGGTACGATCCCCACTTGATTGAGTCCAGCAGGGCACGCACGCCGAATGGAACCTCGTTGCTGGCGGCTTGGTCGGCGGCGAGTCTCCGCTCGTACCAGAATCCCACCAGCATCAGAATCGCCGAGCGGACCACCTTCGGCACCTTGCTGCCGTCCTCGCCGTAGCCGGCCCACCAGGTGACGGTGATGGAGTTGCGGTCCAGCAGGTGGCTGGGCCACGTGCCGGCGTACACCGTGCGGATCACGCCCGGCTCGGCCGTCCGGTCCACGCGGTACTGGCTCGTGGCGAGCGTGGCGGTGCCGCCGCCATCCAGGCCGTAGGTGATCGTGGTGGCCGTGTTGCCGGCGGCAGTGGCCACCGGGGGACGCGGCAGCTCGATCTCCCACGGAAACGTGTCGAGGGTCATGGCGTACTGGGTGTGGATGAACGTGCGATCCGTGTACGTCTCGCACCACTCGCGAGCAGCCGAGATCAGGCCGGCGATGTACAGGTCATCCGTTTCGGAATCGACGCGCAGGTGCTGCTTGGCGTCGGCCACGCTCACGGGCTCGACGACAGGGCCGCTGGATCGCGTCAGGCTGCGGTACTTCATCGTCGGCCTCGCTTCCTGGGAGTCCTGTCTGCCGTCTCGGTCACCGTCTGCACTGCAGCCGTCTCGATCACCGGCGCCTCGGGGGCGGGGACGGCCACGCCGCGCCGGATCCAGGCATCGGCCACACCGCCACCCACGGTGACGACCTGGCCGGCCTGCCACCGCTCAAAGCCCTTCACGATCTTCACTGTGCGTGGCATCAGCCAACCCTCCAGATTCCCTCGGGCTTCTCGCCCTTGGCGTTGAAGTCGGTCGTGTACTGGTACACCGGCTTGGACAGGTCACTGCCCGGCCATGTGACCACGTACTCGCCGTGGCCGATCACGACCCGCGGCGTCACGTAGCAGCGGTTCCCGCTCGCCTTCCACTGCTTCCAAAAGAAAATGTCGTCATCGACGCGGCCATCGTTCCACGCTCCCTGCGGATCAGGCTGGCTCCAGAACCAGGGCTTCTTGCAGCGCGCCAGGGCCTTGGTCGAGATCACAGTGCAGCCGAAGTGGGCGGCGTCCACCAGCTGCACCGGCTCGCGGAACCAGTCGCGCGGCACGTGGTTGGTGCCGTCGGCAGGCGGGTTGTCCAGGGTGCCGAGCATCGTGAACATCGGCCGGCCGTCCTCTCGCTTCGTCTGGATCGGCGCGAGTGCGTCACAGCCAAACGTCATGGCCAGAGCGAACATGTGCTCGATGTCGGCCTTCGTCACGAACGAGTCGTAGTCCAGGGTCAGGATGTACTCGTTCTCATCCATCACCTGCTCGAAGATCCGGCTGTTCACCTGGCTCCAGAAGACGCCGGTGCCCATGGTTGGCGTGATGCCGAGCGGCATGAGGGCCCGCCACCAACCGAAGTGATTGGCGGTGAAGCTCGCACGCGGCATCGAGAGCACCGCGTGCACACGGACGTCCACCTGCGTGTCGCCGATCTTGACCAGCATGGAGCCTCCAAACGCGAAACGGGCGACGGGGGGCACCCCGCCGCCCGCTTGGGCGTGAACGTCGCAGGCACGTCAAGTCGTCAGCCGACGACGGCGACCGACGCACCCTTCTCGGAGGCGGTGTCCGGCCCGTCCTCGGGCTTGCCGAGCCGGGCGACGCTGTAGATCGAGCCGGTGGCGTTGCCCGTGGCCTGCACGCGGAGGTACCGCCGCTTGCCACGCAGGTCCACGTCGAACCGAACGACCGTGTCGGTGCTGGTGTTGGCCGGCGTCGGGATCGTGAACGACGTGCCCCCGACGAACCCGGTGAGGTCGCTGTACGAGCTGGTCGTATCGCCGTGCTGCAGCTTGCAGACGAGGGCCACGGCCGAGTTGGTGCCGGCGGCGGCGACCTTCTCGAAGACCACGTCAACGCTCGTGACCTTGAAGCCGAGGGTGTCGATCTCCATGGAGTGGGTCGCCGACGAGGTGATGTCGTCCGACAGGCTCGCCACCGTCTTGGTGTTCTCGATCCGGTTCATGGGAGGATCTCCGTCAGGTCGTGTCGGGAAGGTGAATCGACGCCGTCAGACGATCAAGCACCCTTGATCGCCACGATGGGGCCAGCGGACGACGAGTCGCCGACCGAGTGCCAGACCATCGTGCCGCGGGCCACGCCGGTGAACAGCGTCTGGTCGAACTCGACGTAACGCTCGGTGCTCACCCGGGTCGCGAACTGGCTGCGGAGCCCGAACATCCCGGCGAGATCCGGCCGACCGAAGTAGGCGATGATCTCGTTGGTGAAGTCGGTGTCGGTCGAGTGGGTCTGGTCGGTGATCTCGACAGGGAACCCGGCGAACTGCAGGCCCGTGCCACCCTCGACCGAGACGCGGCCGCCGGCGGCCAGGTCCAGCCGCTGCATGGCGAGAGCAAACCCGACGGAGCTGATGTACCAGCGGGCGCCGTTGAGGGCGTACCGCGGGAGCTTGCCGAGGGCACCGAGGAAGTCGGCCGCCACCAGCTCCTCCCACGTGTCACGGCCGGATCCGGTCGTGTGCACGCTGGCCGAGCCGATCTTGTTCTTGAGGCCGTAAACGCCGCCGTAGGTGCTGGTGCCGTCACCCGCGACCGCAGCGGCCTCGAGCTTGCCCGAGATCGCCGTGGCGAACTCCTCGGTGATGAAATCGCCGAGGGCGATGGCCGAGTCGGCCAGCACCTCGTTCGACACCTTGGTGCCCACCGTGAGCTTGGACGCCACGAGCTGCACCTGGTTCACGGCAGGATCGCTCGTGCTGATCTCGGAGTTCTCGCCGGTCCAGTTGGCCGTGACGCCGGAGACGCGCTTCGGGAAGATGACCGTGTCGGAGGCCATCGGCACCTGCTGCATCGAGCTGGCCCACACCGAGTAGGTGTCCACCAGGCGGATGAGCTGGGCGACCATCACGTCGGGGACGAGGGCACCGCCGGCGGAGTTGCTGGACTCCGCCATGGTGCGAACCTCGACGCCGTTGTCGTCACACCACTGCCGGGCGTGCGCGTCGCCGCAGTAGGTGGCCTTGAGCCACTGGCCCACGGTGTGGGCGTCGCGCTCGTTCTTGTACGCACGGAGCTTGCCGCGAAACGGCACCGCCTCGATCCGCACGGCCGGCTTGGGCTCCGGGGCGGCGGGCGTGCAGCGGTCCACGACCGAGCGAAGGCTCTTCTGGGCATCGGCCACGCGGTGTTCGAAGTCGAGGGACTTGGTGATCTCGTCGGCGCGGCGGGAGAGCGTCTCCAGCTCGAGGTCGCGGGCGGCGACGGCATCGGCGTCCGGGCACTCGACGGCACGCACGGCGTCCATCCGGGCCGAGACGGAGGCGGCCTCGTCGGTCAGGAGCTTGATCTTGTCCATGGTCGGGATCTCCGGTGCCGCAGCGGCATGCTGCTGGTCGATGCACCGAGACTAGGACCGACCACCCGCACCCT